GATGTACTATGATTTGTAGGCCAGTTTCCCGCACGTTTCCAACGGTTTAACCTATTCGCTTGACGGCGCATTGCCTGTTTGATGCCTGTTTTCCCGTTCGCCGCGATTGAGCAGGTCAACGGGGCCTTCCGGCATTGCGCCGTCGAGCTTCACGTAATAGGCGATAGTGGTCTGAACGTTAGCGTGTGCGAGCCATGATGCCGCCGCCCTTGCCCCGTAAGTGTCAAAGACGATGCTGCCTACGGATTTGCGGATGCCGTGTATTGACAGGTCTGGGTGACCGACCTTGTTGAGGAGGAGTCGGCACTCGCGGTACATGGCTGCTTGTGCCCGGTCGAACAGTCGCACGTCCTTGCCTGCGCGGGCGGCTTTCTTGGCCCTGGCGCGTAGCCTGTCGGCCTGCCATTCGGGCAAAGTCTTGTCTGGGTACATGCGGTGGGTCTTGCGGGACTCAACGCCATGCACTGCGCCCGTGTTGAGGTCCACGTTCCCCCACGTGAGGGAGAATAGTTCGCCCGCTCGCAGGCCAAGGTGAGTTTGGAGGATAAGGGCGTCCACTGCGTCTTGTTCGGGGATTCGTTTCGCGTCGTACTGTTCAAGCGTGGTGACGAGGGTGCGCATTTCGTCGGGTTGGAGGATGCGGTCAGTGTCCAGTCTTGCGCGGACGGGGTTTGTGATGGGCGCGTCTGAGGGGCGCGTGGCGTGGAATGAGGAGAGGTTGACGGCGTCGGATGCGAGCTTGAGGGCGACGCCTAGCGCGGCCCGCAGGCTGGTCTTGGCGCGCCCGCTTCCGTGCCGGGCGACGTATCCGTCGTAGAGTGTGGTGAGGGCTGATACGGTGATGGCCTCGTTGAGGGGGAGGTTCCACCAGTGGGGGTTTTCTCGTTGACTGTCGGCTATGGCGGTCTCATAGTTGCGCCTGGTACCTGCCGCGAGGGCCTGGTGGCGACGCGAGCGCGTGTAAGCGTCCCAGACTTCCCTTGGTGTGGATGTGCCGGTGATGACGCCCGCCGCGCGTTTCGCGTCGTCAATGTATTGTTTGGCTTGTTCCTCGCACTGTCTTATGGCTTGGCGTTTGCTGGTTGCGATGGTGCGGATGCGTTTGGGGGTGTCGCCCCGTTGTCCGATGAGGACGCTTGCCCTCCAGTGGGTGCCGTCCGCACTGACGGTCCACGCCTTGCCTTGCTTGGAGACTTTGGTGGTGGTGATGTTGCCTAGTTCGCCTGGTTGGAGCGCTCGCCTTGCCATGATCGTGAACCTTCCTACGGGGGTGGATGGTGGCAGTATTGTAGCATCTGTTGCCTGTTTTGGGTATAAAAAATGCGGCCCCCTCGCAGGAGAGAACCGTTACTCTCGCCACCCCATTGTGGGGGCGGGTTGAGTGCTGGTCTCCCTTACGAGGGGGCCGCTTGTGAGTGTGGCCTAGTGGGCTGCAAGGTACTTGAGCGTTGCGCCGCTATTGGCCTCGCGGACCAGAAAGTGCCACAGGCGCGCTGGTGAGGTGTAATAGCCAACCTCGTCAACCCAGGGTTTTTCTGGGTCGCAAGTTCTGAGGAGCCGTACCCCCTCCCCCACAACAAGGACAGTGCTGGGCGCACAGTCGTTCAGGTCGTCTGCCGACCGTAGCTCCCGATAGGTGCCGGGGCGGGTGATGGACTCAAGGCGCAGGACAGGCTTGGGCTTGAGCATGTCTCGTAGGGTTTCTAGCCGGGCCTTGATTTCGTCGCACTTGGCGATAGCTTCAGTGATGGCCGTATTGGTTTCTGTCATGTTTCCTCCCGTAGGGGTTAGTTGCGTTCTGTGTCGGGCATGTGCGTGATGCGTGGCATGGCGTCAGGGTCGTCCTGAGGCTGGTAGGCGACGCATGCGACCATTTCGTCCCAGTACTCGTCGAACGTGCACGCGATTTCTCCGCCCGAATATGGGTAAACCATGCTGCCCGGCGCGACCTGCAGCTCAGTCCAGCACATGTTGATGCGCGTCCCAATGGGGAGGTATCTGAGGTCGAGGGGGCTGCGGATCAGCACGTCCTCCCCTCCGTCGTCTCGCGGGAGAGGAATGGTGATGCTACAACGGTATCTGGCCTCGCGCAGGAGGTTCTGGTGTAGCTTGATAATGCTGTTCAGGTGTCGGGCTTGTTGCTGTAGGTTCACGGCTCCAACACCGCCACTGTTGTGAGGAGGACTCGCCCGTCGAGCGGCCCTTCCACATGCCATTCGAGTAGCTTGATCCACATGTCCGCGTGGGTCACCTTGCCGTACGCATGATTCCAGTGATGCCAATGCTTCACATACAGTCCGTCCGGCGTTGCGAGGACAGTCCCGTTCTTGCAATCGACAAGCTGGTCAGGGGTCGCAATGCTCCATATACCACCGTTTGCGAGCGGGACGGGAACGGCGGCAGGTATCCAGTCTGGAATGTTGTCAAGGATGTGGCTGATACTGTTAATGACTGCGAGCTGTTTTTCTGCTCGCTCTCGGTCGTGTAGTTCGTTTTCCATGCTCAGTTTCCCTCGTGGACGATCTTGCACTCGTCTGCATCTTCAAGCATGCAGCGGAACATCCTGTGGTGCGAGTATTTGTGGCCGAGGTAGGCTGTCCACGGGCCATGCGAGTATCCCGTCCGCATGTGCTCAATGCCATCCACGCTGATTACGGTCCCGAGGGGTAGGCGTTCAAGGTCGGCGGGTGTTGTGATATTGCGGTCTGCGTCCCCGACTGTGGGTACTGTGATTGGTTCCGTGTTGTTGTTGAGGATGCGGCTGGTTTCCAGTTCGAGTTGTTCGACCAAGTTCCGCGCCTCACATAGCGCGTCAAACGCATTGTTGTAGAGGTTGAGTGTTTCGATTAGGGTTTGCATGCTTTTTCCTTCCTGCGTGTTTATGCTGCGCCCATGTGGATGAGGCTGACGGGCCACCCGTCCTGTTTGCGGGCGACGATCAGGTTCCACATTTCCTGGTGGGTTAGGACTTTGCCGTCGATGTGCGCCCATCCCACGTGATCTACTAGGCGCATGTATTCCCAGCCGTTCACGAGGATGATCGCGCCGGGCATGAGGCTGGCGAGGTGTTCAGGGCCTTCCAGTGCTGTGATGCGATGACTGGCCGTGCAGTCATAGTGGGTGTCTAGTTGAATTGTTCCTGTCATAGTGGGTCCAATCCGTTCCCCTTGTTACTCGCTGGGCTGGTGGACGATGCGGAACTGTTCGCCCTCCGCTGCGCGCTTGCGCAGGTGGTCGTAGAGCCGTTCGCGGCCGTAGCCGTTCGGCTCATTGAGGTCGGCGCAGGCCGACGCCCAATAGATTCTCCCGTGGGGGACTCGCAGGTACACGTGGTCCTCGCTTCCGGCGATGACGGTCCCGAACGGAAAAGCAAGGTCATCCCATTCATGCACTACGATGGGTGCCCTTCCGGGCAGGTTCTGGATAGTGAGCGTCTTGTCGCCTTCCTTGAGGGTTTCGATGCTAGCCCTTAGCGCGTTGATGCAGCTCTGGTAGGATTCAATGCTTGCCATAAGTGTTCGTTCCCTTCCCCTCAGTAGCCCTTATGGGCATACTGCAGGTCGTCCGCGTTTTTGAGGGCGTGGATGTACAGGTCACGGCTTGTCGCCCGTTGCACGCCATCAAAGTGTTGCCACTGTTGCGGCCTGAATGGGGCGGAATTAAGGGCCATCCACTCATCTTGGTCAATAATGACCACCGCTCCGGGCATGAAGTCATTCAGGTCGCACGGCCCCGCGATAGTCAGGTCATCAAGGCCGTTCGCGCCCTTGAATGTGAGCTTGCCGTGCTCGGGGTCGTTGAGTAGCGTGGTGATAAGGCGTTGAGCCTCGTCAATTGCTTGTAGGTACTTGTCGTCGCTCATTTTGTTTTCTCCTAAGCTGTGATAGATGAGGGGCGCGCCCAGGACATGCCCGTTAAGGCCCCTAGACGCGCCCCTAACGGCCTATCAGGCCGCAGCTGGGGGGTCGGACGGGTCAGCTTCGAGTCCGCTCATGAGGGATGCGAGCAGCGCATCTTCGACCTCGTATTCTGCGGCCTTCACAATGCCCGTCTCAGGTGCGCGGGACAGTTCCACGCCTCGCCCCTGTCCGCACGCCTCGTTGAGCGCGCGAATCAGGTCAAGATTCTTAGTCTTGACTGTCCAAACGGGATCGTCCCCCTCGCGCTGGAACACTGTGTCCATTGCGCGGTTTCGGATTATGCGGGTAAGCGGTGCGGACGCCGCCTCTGCGAGAAGCCCATGCGCGGTCACGCGACCACCTCCCACTCGTGAGTGCCCTCGCGGTGCGCGATGACTCCACCGTCATCCGTGTTCCCGATGAGGTCTCCGATGTTGACCACGTTGTCGCGGTGTCCGAAAACGATTCGGGGCACGACGCCTCCGGGGGTGACCTGGTTGACGACGTCGCCACGGTACTTGTTTGCTAGGAGGATAATGTTGTTTGCAGTGACGCGTTCGATCACAGTCCCACCCCCGTAACGTGGGTGAACGTGAGCCATGCGCCGGGGTAGCCGACGAGGGTCAGGACGATGATGTTGAACAGGTTGCCAAGCCATCCGTCCGAATCGTAGTGCCATTCGATGATTTCTTTGAAGATCAGGGCGGTTGTCAGTCCTGCGATGAGGATTGCGAGGCCGATTCCGAGTAGCATCCATGCCATGTGTGTTGTTTCCTTCCAGTTGAACTAATCTGTGTGTGTTGCGCGCATGGTTCCGCCAGAAAACCGCGCACAAAGTGGGGCTATTCGCCCATGTGGATGAGGCTGAAGTCCGTCCGCTCAAGGTCGGCGTCCCATCCGAGGCGTACCTGGGTTGCGACGTCCGCGTCCGTATGATGTTCGCCGGGTTGCCTTGTGGTTACCCAATGGTCGGGGTGGACCTTGAAGAACTCTCCCGTCACGTAGCTGTTAATGAGCGTGCCGGGCGGGAGGGCGGACAGGTCCACCGTGATAGGAATGCCTGCAGCGTTGAGGGTGACCCCGTTCGGTGGCGTTGCGGGCGCGTTCGCTTGTGCGCATAGTCGGTTGATGAAGTCCACGGCTTCCTCGTGGGTGATTGGTTCCGCCATTACGCCCCCGGTCACCCCCAGTGGACAATGCGAGGCGTCGGCGCGGCGGCACGCATCTCCGCTGCAAACTCCTCGCAAGTGAGCGACATGCCGGTGAACTTGACCCACGGCCCGGTCGCACCGTGCGGGCTGCAACGGAAGTACTCAAATGCGCCGTCCGCCACCAGCGTGCCGGATGAGACGTCCTCAGCATCCAGTTCCATCTCGTCGCCCGCAAGGTTGATCACCTTGAAGCGAGTGCCGGACAGTTCCGGCTCAGCCGTCTCCTCGTCTGCGACGGCGGCTCCGAGGGCTTCCATGATCTTGTCCGCAAACTCGTTGATAGCCTCGTCGAGCTGTTCGCGGGTGAGTGATGTAGCTCCCATGTTCGTGTTTTTCCTTCCATTTTTGGGACTGTTTGGGGCGCTCAATCCTTGTTTCAACGTTTGAGGTATTGCGCATGGCCTGCGCGAACTGCTACACTCAACCCTGTTACAACAAGGCACTGACACGCCCCCTGGTTTGTCTGTTTTCTCTGTTGAACGTTCTGTGTAGGGGAAGCCCGCACTGGACAGGCCAATTTACAAGCGCATCTGACAGGATCGCCCCGCCAGGCGGACTGTTGGACGGTCTCTCACACTCGCCGCAAAGCGCTTAGGCCAGTCCGGGGCGGGCTTCCCTGTACCCCCCCGATTATGCGGTGGCGCGCCTGTTCGCGGCCATCCAGTCAGTGAGCGCATCGTGCGGGTAGCGGACGATGCCCCCGACCTTCACGAACTCTGGCCCATCCCCAGTAAACCGCCACTCCCCTAGCGTGCGTGCGGACACGCCAAGCATGGTTGCGACGTCGGCGGGCGTGTGCATGAGTCGGGGTTTTTCGGCGGCTTCAGCCCACGTGAGGAACAGGCTCGCGGCGTCTGCGAGCTGGTCGCCCTGCGCGGCCTTCACGTTAACGACGGTCCCGTTAGGGGCGGGAACCGTGCCGCCGATGTTGACTTGTGCGCCTGTGCGGCGGGCCTCGTCAATCACTGCCGCGAGGATCAGGTTTGCGGCGGCGGGGTCGCTCGTGTGTGCGGTGACTGTGTAGGGGGTTTTCTCCTGTGTCATTGTTGGTACTGCTTTCATGATGACGTTCGTGCGGCGTTGTCGGTAAGGGTTGTCCGACAACATGAAAAATCGTAGTAGCAGAACGTGTTATCTGCCACTTGACCAGGCGTTAAACCTGGCAGTCTCGCGGCTCCAAACGCGCCCAGCCACGATGAACGCCTTCCGGTGTAATTGCCTCCACAACGTCTGTCGGCTCAGACAGTAGATCCGTCATAAACCTCCTGGTAATTTTGTGACAATCGTCCGTCCTCCACCGCGTGCCCTCCACCAGGACCACGCGCCCCTGTTGCATCTCTGCCAGGAAGTATGCGGGCCTATCAGGCATAATGCCCCTGCCCACCCATAGTCCAGCGGCCAAAGCCACCAGCGTCATAAGCCATGCGACCGCGCGCACGCTTAACGTACCGTTGGAACCCGTCATTGGAGTTGCCCTTCCTTCCGGTTACGACAAGGCCCCTCGCGCCCGCGTCATGCAGGGCAGGGGCCTCAAGATTGAATGTTCTGTGCGCCGCGTTTGGTTTGGGGAGGTGAGCGCACCCGCCAGGGCGGAAACTGGGGAGGGAGAGAGAGGTAGAGAACCTCCCTAGCCGTCACCCCGGCGAGAATGCTCACCCCACCAAACCATGCGGCGGGATGGGTCAGGCTGCAGGCACCAGCGCGTACTCTGCGCACGCCTTGTTTTGCCAGAGAATGTCCAGCGTCAGCCCCCAGTCGCCACCAGGGGCACTACGCAGGTGATCACGCCAGTTAGGGCGCGTCATGTCCGGCAGTTCGTGCGCCGTCGCAGGATCACGCCGGTTCAGCCACATAAGCGCCCCCAGCCGCGTCTCCACAGGCACAGGCCACTCGCGCGACAGCTCCCACTTGCCCGACACTCGCATCTCACGGGCCAGGGCCATGGGCTTGTCGGCATGCAGCAGCACATGTTCGCCCGCCTGCCACGTGCTATGCGGCTCGCTACCGTCCGTGCGGACCAGGCGCATCGTGTGCCACCTGTGATGCTTAGTGGGGGCATCGTAGACGACGCTCCACCCCGCGACCTTAGCCGCGTCACTCAGCATGTTGTTGTAGTACTGTTCCCAGTCCTCCATGACGCGCACGGCCACCGCCGCCACGTCGCTTTCGTCATACCAGGCCATTAGTTCACACTGCCTTTCAGTCTGTCTTGCTTGTTAGCTCGCTTGTGCGTCGAGCCGATAGGCGCACGCCGACACCACAGTCAGCATGCTCGCAATGTCGTTGATTCGAGCGGCCAGGATGCGCGCGTCAGGATCGTCAACCGTCCCTACGCCCGATTCTTTGACCAGTTCTGTGAGCCAGTCGCCCATGCGGGGCGCTGCTACTGCCATTTCCCCGAGGGGAGTCATCGTGTGCCCCACGCGCCCTCCTCAGTTCTCGCTAGTGTCGGGGTCGAGCTTGGTCGCCAGGTTTTCAAGCGAGGATGCAAGATGCCGCATTGCTCCGAGTGCAGCACGCGCATGCACGCGCACCATGCTCGCCTCGGGCGAGTCTCCCAGCCAGTCGCCGTCCGCGTCATGACTGTCCCGCACGCCCGACCTAAGCAGGTGACCGTTAAGGCAGTCCGCCCAATAGGCGACAAATGAGTTGGTTTTCCATAGCTCACGCACCAGGGCTTCGTTATCCATTGTTCGTCCTATCCGTCTTGTTGATCGTTCTGTCACGCGGCGAGGCCCCACAGGCCACCGTCGCACACCGCCAACGCCAACACTCGGCGGGCGGCAGTCTTGAAGCCCTCACGCGTCACAGGCACGCCCTGCAGGGGCATCCATCGTCCGGGCTTGTCCGGGTCAGGGCCAGTCATCCAGTCCCCGGCGTCGGCCCACACGCCGTCACGCATGGGGATGCACGGCTGGTAAGGGGCGGGCGGAACCCACCCGCGAGTCATGCTCGCATTCATTTTTGTCTCACTCTCGTTTCATGTCAGGACAAACCACTTTGATTGTCCTCGCTCCCAGGGCGGGACTCGAACCCGCCATTACCTCACCAATCAAGCCTGGGAAACCTAGAGTCACTTCCAATCGTCAGGAGAATCCACCACGGCGCGCAGCTTGCCCGCCTCAACACGCTCCGCGATAGACGCCGTGATCGCGCGGGCCGTCAGTAGCGGGGAGAGTGCAAGCATTAGTTCCCCTGCCCCCAGCTTGTCGTCACCCTTGCCGCCCTGCAGCCATTCCTCCGCGAGGGCTTCAACCGAATACGCCGTACCCTCACAGTCAACAAACTGCGCCCACTCGGGCGCGTTCACCGCGTCACGCAGCACGTACTCACATTCATCCCACGACGCCTTGAAATCCGCCGTCTGTTCGGGCGTCATGTACTCGCCCGCCGTCATCGTCTTGCACTTGCTGGTATCCCTCATAGGGCACCGCCTTCCACACTCAGTTTCAATACGGCCCGCAACCATCGTGGCTGCAGGCCCGTTCCCTGGCCCGGACTCGAACCGGCCTTACGCTCACCATTCAAGCGCCAGGGACGCACGCGTCATCCGACAATAACCATGGCCCCACCCGTCACGGGCGTGTCACCCTTGAAGTCATGCACAACCACGGTCGGCACGCCCTCAACGCTCGGCCTGTCCGCATCCTTCAACACGTACACAGTCGCATGTTCGTGCGCGTACACCTCGCCGCCCTCACAGTAGACAACCGACTGACCGTAAGCCGTCACGTCAACGTCGCCGCTCATCTCAACAACCGCCTGGTTGTAGGCGTACACGAACGCGTCACCCTGCGCCACCACGCGAGACGCGCTCCGCGCCGTCACCTCAGCACTGTCAGACGCGAACAGCGGGCACAGTGCGCGCGTCTCCACCTTAGACATGTCCCACGCCTGGCCGCGCGCGTAATACCCGCACGTGCCGGTAGAACTGTCATGCCAGTTAACCTGCGCGAAATCCGTCGCATGCACGACCGACTCATCCCGCGCATCAACCATACTACGGTCTCTCGCCGTCACAACGGATGTGCCCGACACGACCACGCGCGATTCGCCCCGCGCTTCAATCCAGTGCCCACGCGAGTCCGTCACGAAAATGTAGTTTGGCGTGTACCCGCCCGGCTTGGAATCAATCACGATCATCACGTCACCAGACGGGTCGGCTTTCAACGCCTCATCCAGCTCACCCTGATTCGTCACGCGAACCTTCTTGATGTAGTCGCCCATTTCTCTGCCTCTCCTATTCCATGTATCCAAGCAACCACCATGGTCGCCCGTCGCTCCCTAGACGGGGGTCGAACCCACATCTACCTACCATCAGGCTAGGGAAACCAAACCACTACGCGGCCACCGTAACCGGGGGAACCAGGACCGGGACGCAATCGTCCTCGAGCGCGTGCGCCATGCCGCCGCTACTCATCGCAACCGACCCATCAGGGAAGCCGCCGCCACACCACAGGGACCAGCCGAGCTGTTCCGCCGCGCGGATAATCGCGCCGGGAAACGCTTCCATAAGCGTCACACCACACTCATCCAAACGCGCCTCATCCTGCGCAAACCTGCGCCGGTAGGGGTCCGTCCCGTCGCCACCATAATCCAGGAAGCAGTCGGAACGCAGGTAGTCCGGCCTACCCAACTCATCCCACATGCGGAAGATGCCCACCGACGATTCAACGTCCCACCGATGACTCAGAACCAGCTCGTTCCATTCGTCAGTGTTAGGCAGGGTAGATTCGTCATAGAACCATTCCACAATCTGCGGAATGGATACGCGGACCAACATGTAGGCGACCGCCGCGTCTGCGCACTCGCACGCCGCGTCCCACGGTTCAATCGTTGCAGTCATTTTGTTTCACTCTCGTTTCATGTCATAGGCGACCGCCTTGGTCACCGTCGCTCCCTGTGCCAGGATCGAACCGGCCCTATCTCACCCCCACCATTGGGGACAGGGAAAACCATACGCATCACGCGCAATCAGTCAGTCATCGTTCAATTCAGCTTCCATCTCCTCCGCCTCCCTGAACGCTTCCTCCCAGTCAGCCCGCGCCTCGGCAACCGCCTTAGCCACTGCCTCATCCGGGGTCCGCACGTCAGGGCCACGAACGCCCGCATAAATCTCCTCAGGCCATTCATCGCGTGGAATGAATCGCTCAACCTCCGGCCAATCCTGCGTGCGATTCGTGGAAGCATGGTCGCCCATCACGCCGCGCACACCCTCACCGCTAACAATCAGCTCAACCTGCAGCCCGTCCTGGTAGCCAACGTACAGCTCAGCCATCACACTGTCCGCGACGTCCGCCGCCAACACCGCGTCACCATAGCTCGGCTTGGCCCATTCGTAGTGTGTCATTTCTGTTCTCTCCCTTGTTCTCTGTTCTCACGCCCCCACCCTAGGGGCGCACCGCTCGCGGGGCCGGAATCGAACCAGCCTGCTACTCGCCATTAAGCCCGCGAAAACCCTGCGTGTCACACGTCACGCAACCAGGATACCAAGTATCCACCCAAGCTAGTCCGCGTAATACAGGGGGATTAGCACGCCCTGCTCCTCAAGGCGCGTAATATACATGTCCACGCCCGCATTGAACCCGTCCGAGTCGATCCGACGCGCCATGCCACCCAACAAGTCATCCGACCCAATGCCCGCCGCCGCGCCCACGTAATCCAGCTCAGCCTCATACTCATCCGCCAAGTCATCGCGCGTGCGCAGGAACCCATCAGAATCAACCCACCCAAACGACGAACGCACGCCGCTAATGCCAACCTGGCAGTACAGGAAATAGCCAGGAAAGTCCTCATCCTCACGCGCCTGTTCAACCAGGGCTTTCAGCGCGTCCCTATCCGTCTTGCACATGGTCACGCCTCACCCTCGCTAACCAGGCGAACCAGCTCACCCGCGAACACGCGGGCATCAATCCACCCGTCAAGCATTTCGACCATGCCATCATTGCCGATATCTTTAATCGTCGCATCCACGTGCGATTCGCCGTACAGGTCAATCGCGTCAAGGACCAGCCGCGTCAACAGGGCCTCACGCGTCCAAGCCGCGCCGTCCCTGTCCACGTATTCAGCCCAATCGGGCGCTCCCACGCTCTCGCGGACCAGTCGGGCGCTATTGCCCCACCAATCTTGCAGGGCTTCCAACTGCCACACGCTCAACCACTCCCACGCGGGCGAAAAACCCTTACACGGAAGCATGATCCGAGTCGCCATATCCATCACACTCACTCTCAATCTCAATAGATAGCCGCCATGGCTATCAGCTCCCTAGACAGGGGTCGAACCTGTAATCACACCTACCAACAGGCTAGGGAAACCCAAGGACACGCATGCCCCTAATATCACTCAACCTCTCGCCAATCGCCCTCATCTAGGCGCATGGCAATGTCAGCGTCTGCGCACTCGTTGAACAGCAGCGGCGCAGTACATTCCACAATGTCACCCGCCAACAGCTCAATACCGCACACGGTAAACGGAGGGAAGCACTCATCCAAAGAATCGCGCGTCAATTCCTCGGCATCGCGCCGCGTGAACAGCTCACCATCACGCGCCACCCACTCCCAATAGGAATCAACGCCGCCCAACTCATCAGGCGTAAACGACTCTCGCTCATCCCATGCCGCTTGCATCGCCGCCAACGCATCGCCCTCAACACGTCCGTAGCTCACTGTTATCACACTCACTCTCTTTCTAGTAAGGCCACCGCCTTGGTAGCCCAGCCCCCAGCCCAGGAATCGAACCCAGGACCCCCGCACGGGGCGCAACCGACTTGCCAAGGGTGAGAACCTTAGCGGCCCTCAATACTGCGCAGCTCGCCGTCGCTCTGCTGCGCATCAAGCCAATCTAGGAACCCGCAGCGGAACGCGACGGGGTCAACCTCCCTAAGCACGCGCCCGGCTTCGTATTCGTAGCCGCACACCGAAACAGGCCCCCAACAATCATCAAGCCCATCCGCGAACGAATCTTCAAGCTCGCTCTCGGTAAAGAGCTCACCCTCCGCATTCACGTAATCCGCCCAATCAGGCACGCCCCCAAGCTCCGAGCGCGTGAACGACTCGCAGTCATCCCACATGTCCCGCATAGCTTCCAGCGCATCGCCCTCAACCTCAGTCACGAACGTCATTGTCTTGTCCTCAATTCTCAATTGCTCTGTGATAGGACACGCACACGCCACGCGCGCCCCCGCTCCTCGGACGGGACCCGAACCCGCCTAAAACTCACCAATCAAGCCGAGGAAACCGCCGCCGCTAAAAGTCGGCGTAAAAATCCCAATCGCGCCGGTAATCCGACAATCGCGCATCGGTGTACGCATCCCACGCGCCAACGTCCCCACGCATCCCGCGCAACGCCGCCCGTGTAACGCTCCGCACGCGCTTACCCACCAAGCGGCGCGCGCCGCCATTCCACCGCACGAAATCCTTATCAATCGCCACGCCCTCCGCACACCTGCGAATGCGCATCGCCTTGACCCGCCAGGGGGCCGTCTTATCCGTATGTGCCACCTTGCACACCTCCCATGAATCACGTGCGACAATCGCCGTCGCACACCGCGCGCGGGCCGGGAATCGAACCCGGCTAAAACTCGCCACTAAGCCCGCGCCGCCCCCGTAGGGACCAAAGAATCGCCTAAGCGACAACCGGGCGCATGGCCACGCCCAACCGATACGCCAACCCACACGGGTACACCTCAACAGCGTCGCCGCCCTCGTTCCAATCCCACGCGCAGCCATCAATCAGCCATGCCCCCGAGGGCAATTCAGACGCATCCCCCGAGGGAGACCAAGGTTCAACCTCATCCTCCCACCAACGAGGAACGTGCACCGTTACCGGAATTGCCACCCAATCCGCCGCCAAGCAAGCCCTAGCGAACGCGCCCGCCATAAAGCGACCGACCATATCCTGAATAGCCAGAACGCGACCCACAGCCTGTGCCTCACGGCGATTCTCAGGATCACCCTCATCGCCATACAGGTCATAGAATTCCTCGGTAGCTGGGCGTCCGCACGCGTCCCACGCTTCCCATACGCGGCGCTGCCACGCGGGTGAAAACCGCCACTCGAAAAACTCAGCAACCCACGTGTCAACATCCCAATCATAGGGAGCCATGCCCGAACCGTTGGTGAATTCAAGGAACGCGTCAACAGTAAGGACCTCGGGGCCCAACTGTTCCATAATCCAATCAGCGCATTCGCGGGCCGTCTGATTCATCTCATCATATTCAATCATGATGCACCTCTCACAATTCCAGATAGGCCCCCGCCCTGGGGACCATGATTAGCGCCGCCCATCTTTGGGCGCGCCCGTAGGCATTGGGAGAATCGGACTCCCTACGGGGGTCACGCATGCTAAGCGCCCGCCCACGTACTCACCAAAGATGCCCTAGTCCAATAACGCGCGAAACCCAATTAACCGAGCGGGACAAATCAGCCGGTCCTAACAGCAGCGATAAAAGCGATAGGCCGCGACCCGCGCCCCCAAGGCGGGGGCGCCCCCCAAAACCCCGGAACGCCGACGACCGGCGGGCACACGGCCAGGGCGGGAACAAAACCTCCTTAATTCACAACCAAGCCCCTCCCGAGGAGGGAAGATCAAACACACACCCAATCCAACGAACGCCAAGGCCGAGGCCTCTCCGTCGCTCTCTCAGGGGCGATGGCATAAATCTACACCCCCGCAGACCACACCGCCAACCACGCGCCACATGCTGAGACGTAAAACAACCACACTCCGAGACGCCCGCAGAATAACGCGCCAAACTGTCCGCCGGCATCGAACGCCGGCCGAAAGCTGTCAAACAGCGATTAGGGCCTATCGCGGGGGCAATCAATCAAATGAGACGCTAATCACATTAGCTACGGATTGGCAGCAATCCCAAACGCGCATGCACGCACATAGCACACCCACACCGATACGTCAAATAGATGTCTCACGATACAGACAATATGTGCACCCACACCCACATATCACACCCACACTAATAATGCAAGCGACATACCGAATAAACAATTATCGCAATTCAATAACAAATTAAACACAAATACAAAAACAATTCTTTGTGCTAATTCAGCGACATTATCAGAGACTAATCCACTGCAAATAAAACAAGCAATTAAATAACGCTCCGAGAGGGGGCAACAGTCAAACTTACCGACTGCCAAAATAGGGGGGCTATAACCCGCCCGAATACCCGCCTGAATACCACACGGTCATAGCAAAAAATATCCGCGACGGGTCACAAGCTTTCCATGTCAACTAATCTAGCCCATTGTGAATAGTGACTGTCAACAGACAGTAGCACCCCTGCCCCGGGCGTGCAAGCCAGGCTGCAGCCCGCGCCCCCAGGATCGAAGCGTGGGGCTTGGGGGTGATTCGCTTATTTCTGCGGATTCGCGGACCTGTGCAAGCTGAGTGTTGTATGACATGCGTCTCAGTTTGCAAAAATATGCCCGGTGGCCCACCCCCGAAGGGGAGACTATATAGTGAGAGGGTAAAGCCCTTGGGGGGTAGGGGGGCAAGTATATATATAAATATATATCTTAAGTCTTAATGCTAGTGTTTCAAGTTCTCTATCTCAAGTTCCCTAATCCACGACTTAGGGCTTATAGTTCTTAGTTTATATCTTATAGATTATGGTTTATATCTTATAGCTCTTAGTTTATATCTTATAGATTATGGTTTATATCTTATAGCTCTTAGTTTATATCTTATAGTTTTGTCGCTGGTTTTAAGTCTTAAGACGTAATTGGTATTGATCTTAGTTCTGTCGCTGGTTTTAAGTCTTAAGACGTAATTGGTATTGATCTTAGTTCTGTCGTTGCTTTAAGTCTTAAGACGTAATTGGTTATTGTTTTTGTTGTCGTTGCCTCGGCGTCGAGTATATTAGCGGCTTGGTGGAGCTGGGTCGGACCTCGGTCGGGGCTTGATCGTTGTTGGTTGGTGGTTGTTGTGGCTTGGGCGCGTGATTCTGTGAGGCGGCGTCGGTTGCCGTCTGATTGGGCGTCTAGGCGGCGTGCGGTGTTGGTGCGGGATAATCATCGTTGTCAGTGGAAGGTTGATGCGTTGTCGGTGTGTGGTGCTCCGGCGACGGATGTTGATCATATTGTTGCTGGTGATGATGATTCGTTTGGTAATTTGCGGGCGTTGTGTCGTGAGCATCATGCGTTGAAGTCGGCGCGTGAGGGGCATGTGGCGTTGGCTCGTATGCGTCGTGAGGTTGCTGGTCGGTTCCGTAGGGTGGAGCCGCATCCTGGTTTGCGTGGGGGTGGTGTGAATGGCTCGTAGTGGTCCGGTTCCTGCGCGGCGGGATGAGTTGGTGGATCAGCGTCCGTCGAGGACGCAGCATGTGACTGGTGGCGTGTTGATGTCTACGTCGCCTCGTAAGGCGGATGCTAAGTGGCATCCGACTGCGAAGCGCATGTATGACGCTATTGGTAAGTCTGGTCAGTCGTTTTGGTTTCAGCAGACGGACTGGGAGATGGCGTTTTCTTTGTGTGAGGATTTGTCGGCGTATAAGCGGCAGCAGGATGAGGCTGTGCGTGCTCGTGCGTTGCGTGCTGGTTGGGATGCTGAGGCGGCGTCGTTGAAGCCGTCTGAGCGTGAGGCTCGTGGGTTTACTCGTGATCGTCCGCCGTTGTTGCGTGATCCGTCGTCGCAGCGTTTGGCGACGATTTACATGGAGTTGGGGAAGTTGGGGATGTCGGAGTCGGAGCGGCGTAGGGCTGGTATTGAGTTGCGGCCTGATGAGTCTGGTGTGGTTCCGGCGTCGGTGAGTGTGATTGATGGTTACCGTGAGCGGTTGCGGTCTGTGTAGTTGATTTGTGGGGTTGTTGTGGTTGTTGTTTATAGCAAGCCTGGTTGTGGTGCTTGTGTTGCGTCTAAGCGCGTGTTGGATAAGGCGGGCGTTGAGTATCGTTCGGTGGATGTGAGTGTTGATTCTGAGGCTCGCGCGATGTTGGTTGAGTGTGGGTTTGGTGCGATGCCGGTTGTGGCTCCTGGTGAGGATGTGGGGTCGTGGTTTGCCGGTTTTCAGTTGGCGCGTTTGCGTGAGGTTATTGCTGCTGAGTCTGCTGCTGAGACTGCCGCTTAGAGGTTGTTCCCGGTAGCCAATTCAGCCCGTCCCCACAATGGGGTGGGGAGCGGGCTGGAGTTCCTTTTAGTTCCTCGTCGTCCTCCGGGACTGGCGGGGTTTGTTGGCCCCCGTACGCTGAAACGGCGAGTCGTGGCCCTGGGTCCGCGACGTGGCGCGCGAGCACGACGGCTATAGGGCGGGGGCGTTTTCTTGGTAGTGGTAGCGGGGTTCGCCTTGCAGCCGCCCCCCTGGTGGTTTGTGCTGGGGGGTTCATCTTTGGCCCGTGTGGTGGAATTGGGTAGACACACCACACTCAAAATGTGGCGCCCTTGGGGCGTGCGGGTTCGAGTCCCGCCACGGGTACTTGTGTGTTGATGGGGTTGGGGGTGTCCTGGTTTTGGTCGATGTCGATAAGGCTGGGGCACCCCCTGGTGGTCCTTATGATGGTTTGTCTGATGCGGAGATTCTTGAGCGGTTCCAGCCGGTGCATTATGGGCCGACGTGGGAGCGTGGCGAGGATGGTCGGTTTGTCCTGCCTGAGCATACTCTGGGGTGGGAGATTGCCCGGTGGTGTTCGGATTACTTGGAGCCGCTTGGTGCGGACCAGGAGGTTTTTGAGTTTACTTTGGAACAGCTGCGTATCGTGCTTTGGTGGTACGCGGTTGACGATGAGGGTAAGTTCATTTACCGGCGTCGAGGTGTGCTGCAGCGGATTAAGGGTTGGGGTAAGGACCCGCTGCTCGCGGTGTTGTGTTTGGTGGAGGCGTTTGGTCCGTCGAGGTTTGCTGGTTGGGGTTCGGATGGTGAGCCTGTTGGGCGCAGGTGTCCGCAGGCGTTGGTGCAGATTTTCGCTCTGAAAATGGAGCAGACGTCGAACACGTTCGATATGTTCCATGTGCTTGTTGGTGACAAGTTGCGTGCGAAGTATGGCGTGGATGTTCGCCTGCAGATTGTGCGTGGTTGTAACAACACGGCGCGTATTGAGGTTAAGACGTCGTCGTTCCGTTCGACGGAGGGTAACCGTTGTACTTTCGCGCTGTTAAACGAAGTCCAGCATTGGTTGCCTCAGAATAACGGCCAGCAGTTGAAAAACACCGTTGAGGGTAATACGACGAAGATGAAGGCGCGTTACCTGGCGATTACGAACGCCTACAAGCCCGGCGAGGGCAGTGTGGCTGAGGATGACCGTGAGGCGTACATGAAGTCGCTAGAGGGGTTGACGACGGAGTCGGATATGTTTTATGACTCGTTAGAGGCCCCGGATGATACGCCGTTGGATGAGCGCGTGTTCAAGGTTCTGTATAACGCTGTGCGCGGTGATTCGGTGTGGTGTGATGCTGATGAGGCGTGGCGGTCGGTGTTGAATCCGTCGCGTCCGACGTCGGAGTCTCGTCGCATGTACTTGAATCAGGTGTGGCAACCCGAGGGCAACTTGTTCTCGTCGGCTGAGTGGAAGCGTATTGAGCGTAAGGCGACGTTGGAGCCTGGGGACAGGATTGTGCTCGGGTTCGATGGCGGTAAGTCTGACGACTCTACGGCGCTGGTCGCTATCCGGGTGTCGGATGGTTTGATGGTGCCGCTGTTGCTTGAGGAGAAGCCGTTGGACTTGGCGGGCGACTGGGAGGTTGACCGTGAGCGCGTGGATTCGATGGTCCACCGTTGTTTCCGTGATTACGACGTTGTTGGGTTCTATGCGGACGTGGCGTTGTGGGAGTCGTACATTCATGAGTGGACTCTGGATTATGGTGAGCGGCTTGTTGCTCGCGCGTCGGATAGGGGTCCGATTGCGTGGGATATGCGTGGTTCTCGTAAGCGGACGGTGAATCTGCATGAGGCGTTTATGGCGGCGATTCTGGACGGCAAGGTGTCGCATGGTGGTTCGCGTGAGTTGGCGGCGTCGTTCCGTCGTCACGTGTTGAATGTGTTGCGTAAGGATACGCCGTATGGTGTCTCGTTTATGAAAGCGGGGCGCGAGTCGAAGAAGAAGATTGACATGTATGCGGCGGCGATGTTGGCGTTTGGTGCGTATCGGGATTATCAGACGGAGATGGCGTCGAGGCCGGTTGCGAAGGCTGGGGGGTCGTTCTTCCGGTTCTAATTGGAGTGTGGTGTGTTGTGGCGGCGATTATTGATGCTGGCGATTCTCTGGAAGCTCTCGTTGGTGAGGGTTTGCGCGTGTTGCGTCGTGACTGGGATGACGGGCTGTCGGTTGCTGACGCGTATTTGCGTGGCGATTTTGATGACCCGTATTCGCCTAAGGGCATGTTGCCGGAGCATAAAGCGATGATGCGCCGCGCTCGCCAGAACTGGTGCGAAATCCCTGTCAACGCGGCTGTTCAAGCCTTGGCCGTTGATGGGTTCCGTTCGGGGGATCAGCGAGCAGGTGACGAGCGTTCGTCTGAGACTCCTGAGTGGGACTTGTGGCAGCGGAGCAACTTGGACGCTAAGCAGGCGCAGGTGCATCGTAGCGCTGTGGCGTATGGGCAGGCGTTCACGGTGGTTGAGCGCGGCCAGGATGGTAGGGCGTATGTTCGTGTCCTGTCGGCGTTGCGGACGGTGTGTTTGTTTGAGGATGCGCTGTCGGATGATAATGCGATTCTTGCGTTGTCGGTGATGCGTCGTCCTGGCGTGGGGCCGGATGGTCGCCCTAAGCCTGGTTTGGCGGTCGCGTGGGATCGTCGCAATCGTTACGACGTCGTCCTGCCTAATGGCGGTGAGGGGCCGGTTGTTGGCCCTGGGGTTGCGCATGGTGGTGCCGGGCATTGTCCGGTGACTCGGTTTGTGTCGCAGATGGATGATGAGGGGCGCGTTCAGGGCGCGGTCCTGCCGTTGAAGCAATGGCAGGATAGTTTCAACCAGATGCTGTTTAATCTGCTGTTGGAGCAGTCGCATGGTGCGCATCGCGTGTTGTGGGCGACTGGCTTGGAGCCTGCAGTTGCGGTGGATGAGAATGGGATGCCGGTGGTCGGCGCGGATGGCGGTGTTGTTCGTCAGCCGATTGCGGCGGGGCCTGGTGACTTCCTGGTCAACTCGTCGCCGGACGGCAAGTTCGGGTCTCTCCCGGTGGGCGACCAGTCAGGTTACATTGCGGCGATGGATGCGCTGATTAAGGACTTCAGTGCTATCTCGCAGACGCCTCCTAACTTCCTCCTCGGCCAAATGGCCAACTTATCTGCTGACGCGTTGAATGCGGCTGAGAAGTCGTTCCGCCGTAAGGTGGAGTTGTACCGGACTCAGTTTGGTGAGTCGTGGGAGCGTACCCTGCGTGTGGGTATGGTGCTAGAGGGGGCGGGGGGGGGGGGGGGCCGGGGGGGGGGAGAAGGGGGGGGGGGGGGGGGGGCGCGTTGTCTCAGACGGCGGATGCCCTGTCTAAGTTGCGAGAAATCGGGGTGCCGTCTCGCGGTTTGTGGGAGATGGTGCCTGGCGTGTCGCCGGTTCAGTTGGATCGTTGGGATGAGTTGGCGACGTCGGAGCGGTTGGGTTCTGATTTTGGTGCGGCTGTCCGGGGGTTTAGCGCGATGGGCACACAGGATGCTCTGGATGAGCCTGTGACGCCCGTTGAGGGTGAACCTGTGTCCTTGGACGGCGGTGACGCGTAGTGCCCGCAAACGCGCGTGTAGAGGTCTTGTTGAAGGCGTTTGAGGCGTCGCTTGGCCGGTTGAGTTTGGTGACGGTTCAGGACGTGTCCCGCTGGTGGGAGCAGGTGGACAAGGGCGGTGATGTTGCGGCCCGGTTTGGTGAGGTGCTTGTGGAGCCGTGGGATCGTGGCGCGGTGCTGGGGGTGGCGTTCTACCGTTTGTTGAGGGCGTTGCAGACGGGGCGTACGGTCCCCTCCCCTATTCGTGGTCACGCGCAGGGCGGCGAGGTGACGCTGGGCGAGCTGGTCAGGGAGTTTAACGAGGCGGCGGGCGTGAAGGCGTTGGCTGCGACGTCGCTGGAAGGCGTGCGAGTGCAGGTGGATAAGCAGCCGACGTCGAACTTGTCTGCGTTGCGTGATGTGGATGTGAAGGCGGCGCAGGATTTGTTGCGGGCCAGGCTTGCGGCTGGCGAGGTGTCGTCTGGTGTGGTGGCTGGCGTGGGGCAGCAGGCGGCGGCTGGTGGCGTCCGGTCGGTGGTGCGTGACATGGGTGATCGTGACCCGGCTCGGCAGGCGTGGATCAGGGTGTCCGGGACGGGTACGCCGTGCGCGTTTTGTGCGATGTTGCTGTCTCGCGGCGCGGTGTATTCGGGGAAGCATGAGGCGTTACGGCATGACGTGACGCACGCTAATGGGACGCACGGCTATCACCCGAATTGTCATTGTTACGCGTTGCCCCTTTTTGCGGGGTCAAGCATTGAGGGTTCTCGTTTCGCGGTGAATCGGGAGATGCAGAATCTTTGGTACAACGATTTCGGTGGCAAGGGCTTGAAGGGCAAGTCCGGCTGGCGGAGTTACTACTACCGCAAGTTCAAGCGGTAGGTGTTGGTGGAAGCCCTGGCGGCTTCAAGTGGTTCCCGCGTTCGTCCTGGTGGCGTGCGCGGGCTTTGTTTTTGGGAGTGTGTGATGGCGGACGAGAAGAATGTGGCTGACGAGGCTGAGGCGGCTGGGGGGGGCGCGCCGGGGGCGCGCGGGGGGGGGGGGGGGGGGG